TCACTGTTTTTTTACGGTTTTCTGATATTTTACAACCGCCGGATCCGTCATCTGCAGCGTCCTCTTCCACTCCCTGCTTTCCCCCACTTTCTGCACCGCGGAACGGTTCTTATACAAAAAGCGCGTCAGATTATAGCAGTCCACCCAGATCTCGTTGTTTCCCTCTTTCTGCGACTCGTCAAAGATCAGCTGCAGCCCGAAATGCAGATGAACCGTGTCTATGTTGTTGACATTTTCCTTCGTGCTGTACCCGGTATGCCCCATATAGCCGATCACATCCCCTGCCGTCACGACATCGCCCTCCTTCAACTGTTCCCGGTATGGATAGTTCTGGCGCAGGTGCGCATAATAATAGTAACGCTTCCCGTCAAAGCTGCGGATGCCGATACGCCACCCGCCGTACTGGTTCCAGCCGATCGCTTCCACGTAGCCGGATTCTACGGCGATGATTGGGGTTCCGATAGGAATATAAAGTAACCCCCGGGGAGTCAAGAAAACTTGATTCACCGGGGGACACGAAAACGCCCAGCCAGATGGCTGGGCTAAAATTGATCAATCTTACAACTATAATGATTTTTTATTCTTTATTTTTCTGTTGATTAGAAAAATTTATAAATGGCAAATGATAAGCAGGGTAATGTGACGAACCTGTAATCATAGCAATAATTGGTCGAACATATGAAATAAGTAATGATGGAGCATTTTGATCAAGAAATGCATCTATATTTAGTTCTTTTTCTTCATCCCACCTGAATCTTGCTGTTATTTCCGTTTCAATCAAAAAAGGAACTTTATCAGTCGCTTCTCCAACAGTAACAATTGCATTTACTGAGCACTCATTACCACTAATCTCTCCCTTTTTAATCCTAATACTTGCATTTATTTCTATATCTTCATTCTCTTTTTTTTCAAATCCATTATTTTCTATGAACTTTACATAAATAATACTTGGATCTGTAAACTGAAATACACTCGTTGTCATTTTTCTCTCTCCTATGATGCCAAAGCAGATATATTAGAAATGTACATTTCCCTCTTTTCATCTCTATGGCTAACATATCTGCAACGTTCTTCATACGTATACTTAGAATCCGGCGACCATGCATTACTTACCAGCCGAGCTATCGAAGCACTGTACTTACTACTTGACTCCACGTTAATGTTAGTCGTATCATATAAGTTTTCCTCTTTTATATTAACAAGAACATCACATATCTCACTGCGCTGGTCATTCTCATTAAAATCACAATCACAATTAATTATAATCTCTCCATTAGGCTGAGCTTCAATATTCACATCCGAAATAAATTCATCTCTTTGTCTTATTGCCTCTTCATCTGGATTTCTCATTGCTTCAAAGAACCGACTAGCAGCATTTCCTGTAATAATTAACTCTCCCCTCATACTTCATCTACCGCCTTTCTTTATAGTTTACAATATTCATCCAATAATATTCTATGTTCATTACTTATACAATCCATATACATAGGAATTATATCATCATTATTTTTGCTGTTTGGTATATCCCTAAAACCAATCTTTTGATACCAATCGTGATACACCCCCAACGCATCTATCGTTATCATTCTAAATGGTACGCTCTTGCAAATTATATTTATACTACTTATTATTCCTTTTAGAACATATGTTCCAATATGATTTCCTTGATAAGTCTTGTCAATAGCCAAGTACCCTATATGCACCGCATTATAACAGTCTACTACTCCACTATTATATTCGTCACCTTCTATAGATTCCATTACATCAAAATTGATTTTCTTAGGATAAATCATATAATATCCAACTATAATATCATTCCATATCACCTTATACCCATACGCCTGTTGTAATAGTGTAGCATAATAAGTTGATGATATTAGACTCTCTATAGAATTATTTCCGCATATAAACGTTCCCTCTGGAACATCTTTATCCATCATAGAGTATTTTAATATAGCCATTCTTCTCACTGTTCCCTACATTTTATAGAAAAATTAATTAAAGAACATATTTAAACCACATAATGACATATTATACAACTACTTTGTTAATTTTTCAACAACTGTTTTCTCATACTATTTTACCACTTTATATGCAATTTATACAAGAAAAACCGATATAGATTTCTCTATACCGGTTTTCACTCTTACAATGCTTCCAGTCCTGCTTTCCAGCTCATCTTACCGACAATTCCATCCGCAGTCAGCCCGTGATTGCTCTGCCAGGTCTTGGTTGCCGATTCCGTGCCGCTGCCGAAGATGCCGTCCGCCGCCGCGCCGATGATGATCTGCCATACCTTTACCGCGTTGCCCTTGCTGCCCTTTTTGATCGTCTTCATGTTGTAATCCTCCGTATTCTGATTCTGTGCCGGTGCCGCCGCGCTTACCGGCTTGTTAAACAATGCCTGCTCCGCCGCCCGCCGCCGCTTTAACCCTGCCAGCACCTTGCCTGCCGCCTTGTTATAATTCGGCATAGTTCTAGCGATCTGCGCCGCTGTTCTGCCCTTGCAAAGCTTCCGGAGATTTCCGGCGCCCAAGTTAAAGGCAAAGCTGACCAGCGCATCAAACTGATTCTGGTTGAGATTTGCGGTGATCGGAACGTATGCGGGATTGTTGACGTATCCCTCAAACTTTGCAATGTCCTGCCGCAGGTATGCGTCCGCCTGCGCCTGTGTGATCGTCATGCCGCTATGTACGCCAGCCGTGTGACCGTACCCGATGGTCCATACACCGGCGGCGCACCGGTATGCTGCCAGTCTGCATCCCTCATACTGCTTGATAAGGGCAAGTCCTGCCTGTCCAATTTTTCTATTTGCCATTGTCCTCTACCTCCTTATCTCTCAGCTGCAACAGCACATCCTTAAGCTTGTCCGGGATCGGGATGAACATTGCCGCGTTCTCCAGCAGGCTAAGCGCTTCATTGCAGATGTAAAACATAATCACAATCTCCCGCAGCGCGATCGCATCATTCAACAGTTTCTGAATCGAATATGCTACTGCGATCACGATGAACATCACAATCTTTTTCAGAAGCCCCTTGAAGCCCGTCTCTGAACTCAGTGTCTTGGTATAAATGCCCTTGATAACTCCGGTCACATAATCCGCCACCGCCAGAAACACGATCGTCTTAAGCAGCATATCCCAGCCGCCGAGCCAGCCGGCAATAATCCCGCCGACGATTCCTACAAAAATGCTTGTGTGATTAAAAAGTTTTTCCATATCCTTATCCTCTCTTTCCTTATAATAAGTATAAAACACTGCTTATGCAGGTTTGTGCCAACTGAATAGCGCCGGACGCTCGATCACAAAGATCAATTGTTCGGCGCTATGACTATGGTTCTGTTACTGTTTTGCTTCTGCAATTTCCTGCAGCCGGCTCTCGATTTGTGTTAAAGTCGCATCTAACTTCTCCCAGTTCTCATTCTGCGCTGCAACATCATAAAATTCATGTTCCTCCGGTACGTTAAAGCCATAATTCTCCGTCTGTTTCATGATTCTCCTCCTACATCATAGTTGTATCTTCCTCGACACTTTTCTTCGCCGGTTCCTCATATGTCTCCCCGGTGATCTCCTCATATTCCGCGGCTGTGATCCACTTTCCTACCGCATTGTACACACGGGTTTTGCTCCAAAGATTCTTGTCATAATACCCTTTTACCTTTTCATAATGTTTACTCATCCAATGTCACCTCCATCTGCATAGCCAGATAATCCATATCGGCAGCAAGCTTCTGAATATCGGTTGTATTTCCATCAACCGTCTTATTTGTCGCGGTAACTGTTTCCGCCATCTCCGATGCGGTTGCCGATGCTTCCGCAAGTTTTGATGCCAGATCCGTGACGCGCTGCGAATAGTCATCACTTTCTCTTCCGAGAACTACCGTCGCATGATTATCCTCAAGCACCACACGTTCAAGCACCACATACTCAGTGATAATGCTGGTCCGCTCATCATGATCATAAATCTCCAGCCGTGCCAGATCATTTTTGACCGAAAAAATATCCTGCAAAGCTTCGCAGGACTGGTTTTCAAATACAATATTCAATTTTCCGTTTTCATGGTTTGCATTTACAATTTCATAAATGCCTTTTGCTGTTTTTAATCTCATATTTTTCTTGTCTGCCTCCCTTTAATTAATTCGCCTAAGTGTAATATAGCCCCCTGCAATACGGCCAAGTGCATAGATCTTAATATATCCATTCGCCTTGATCGGGATAAGTATATTGATGTTGACATTATGGACATTGTTTGCCTGATAAAAATAATCTTCCGCGATCAGCGTGTCGTTGCTGTCTCCTGCATCATACCGGTGTACGGTTGCAATTGTATTTGTCGTTGTAAAATTTTTATCAACAGTCAACATCATACTGAGCATATACCAGCCTTCTTTTTTTACGATAATTGCTCCATACTGGTTGAAATTAATTTCACTGGAGCCAAAGTTTTTCTTGTAGCTCGTGAGTGTATACAAAGATGCCGTTGCCAATGCTCCATGTGCTTCAACCTTTATAAGAGCAGCACAATTCATCTGGGTATTGACATATGACAAAGGCTCCCCAAACTTAGCATCGCTTTCTGCTTGTGTATAACAGCCTGTCCAGGGATACCACTGCCGGTTCATATACATGCGCATATACATCTTGCAGCTGCTGAACACATATGCAACCTGTACCACAGATGATTGATTTGTCGCACAAAATACCGCCAGATTATAATAAGCACTTTCTGACAGTGCTGGTTGTGTTCCGGTCACCTCTGTATAATTGATCCAGTATGTTCCTGCATCCGTGCTATTTATCAGGTCATCAATATTTCCTGTGAATGATCCTCTGGTAGCAAATTTTTTCTGATCATTTTCGGAAAGCTGATGGATCTGATCTCCCAACGATCCCTTAACATTCGGATTCGCCTGTCTGGCATCCAGTGCATATCCCGCTTCTGTGACTGTGTTTGTGTTCTGCACTGCAGTTTTGAGCAGCCGCTTGTCAATCTCGCTCTCCGCCGTCTGGAAGTTCTCATTGACCACCGCCAGATCTGCAACGTCTTTTCTCTCAAACAGCTTGAATTTGAATAAATCTGTAAGTTTCATCTCATACCTTCTTTCTGATTCCTATATCCGCAACCTCTTCCACTGTGAAGCGTGCCAGATCATCCACTGTATACGCCGCTATATTCTCTACCGCAGCACTTAAATTCCGGGGGATGCTCAAATTCCGCAATTCCCAATGTGTAAACTGCGCCAGAATGATATGTGGATATGGTTTGAGCGTCCGGTACTGATTGTACAGTAAAAAAAGATTCAACTGTAAGTTGCATGGAACTATCTCTTCCAGCATTTCCGCGACCACATCATACTGATTCTTCTGCGCAAGTCCTACCTTAACCGTTACGGTCTGGCCGGCAATGTCCAGATCCAGCGTATATTCAGCTCCGCATAGTTCCCTTAACTTTTGATCAAGGAAAGCATAATTGTACGGCAGACACACATTCCACTTTGTTATGCATCTGAAAATCCGGTCTTCCAACGTATCATCTGCCTTGGGCTGGATTCCCATGAGTTGCTCATATCGAACAATGCCCTCCTCATCGCAGGTCACGATATAGCGGTTGGCAATGATCCTGTTATGTTCCGCCTCAATTATCTGGAACTCCGGTGTTTCCGCATCCATAGGTGCGGCAAGTTCCTTATACGCCTGCAAATACAAAGGGAGCAGTTCCTTAAGATTGATATAACGATCAGCCATAAGTAACCACCCCCAGTACCGGGATCTCATATTCTGTTAATTCGACGTTTCCCCCGCCGTTAAGCGTTGTACCGGTCACATCCACCACACCCTTCACGCCCATGATCGCTGCATCAATAGACGCAATCCGCACAACCAGTTTCGACTGATTTTCCCAGTTTTTTCTAAGTCCGGCAAAATACTCCTCTATGGCTGTCTCGATCTGGGTCTTGCAGGTATTAAGGTCATACCCGTTATCATAGGTTATCGTCGCCGCAATATTAACAGTGACTTCGGATGCGGTGTCAACTGTCACCGCGTGCCCGATCGGTGCAAGGCCATCGCCATGCCCGTCTTTATTCGGGTCAAATTCTTTCTGCACCGTCTGAATCAATACATCCGTTGCCTTTCCGAAAACACTGTCTAAAATCACAAGTTTGACCGTTCCCGGACCATTCCATGCCCGGATCACTTTAACAGCGCCAACTCCTGCTATTCCCAGTGTTTTGTCATGATAGTCCTTTGCATTCCCGGCAAAAGCCCGTTCGTTGAAAGATTCCTGATACCGCAATCTCAAAGTTTCGGTATCCTCATCGTCCTCACCATAGATCAACACGCGCGTAAGTTTTGCAGTTGTGAGCCCCATCACATACTCCACCGGGATAACATCCCCCAGGTATTCGTTCCCGACTGCCCCCGGCTGCTCACAGGTTACCTGTCCGCTTGCAGTTACCTTATAAATGTGATCTCCGCCGGTAAACCGTGTTCCGACCGGCACCGCCACATCCGTCTCTAATTCCAGTACCGCATACGTAGCTGTCTTGGGTGTGATACCCCTATCCGCACATAACCGGATCAGGTACTCCCGCGATGCTGTATCGCCGAATGTCTCCGCCAGCATGCAATCAAATCCAACATACAGCGATGCCAATTCGACCGCCGCCGGTGCAAGCGCCATATATACAGGACTGCTCTCTCTCTTATCCAACGTATCCGGGATGCGCTCAAGCATCCTCTGCATAATTGCATCAAACGTCTGCTCCTCGTACACTTATACATCCACCTCCTTCTGTGCCGGAACGCTGCCAAATTTCGTATGAGCAACGAACGTAACCAGCAATTTTCTTCCTTTTTTCTCAAACTCAAAACTGTCGCATGAATCAATCCTGTCATCCTGCACCAGAGCCTCCGTGATGCGCCGCTCTACCTCCGGCATAACATAATCGATTGGTTTTCCGAACAGATCCTTAAGTTCCACACCATAGTCCCACGAAAAAATAATATACTGATACCGCTCGGTATTCAGAATGTTATAGATCGCCTGCTTAATCGCTTCGACATCATCGCACTGCCCTATGATCCGTTCACTTTCCACGATCATTCTCGGACAGAGGGTCGGCTGTTCTACCACTTCGACGTTTTTCAACTGATTTGATACCGGTATCATGCTTACACCACCTTCCCGATTACAAGATATTTCTGCCCGCCCTGCTGCCGGACCACCTGCACGCTGTCACCAACACTCAGACCGCTATGTACCGTCACCGTTAATTCGCCGCCATATTCATGGTTATGCTCCGGCGTACCGCCGTCCTCGGTATGCGTCGGCTTTACTGTCACCTTGATTTCACGCTCTTTCAAATGTTCCGGCAGAATCAGCATGCTTCCGCTGATCTCAAATCTCTGTTCGATTTTGATTTTTAAAGGGCTGGCGGATGTTACCGTCCCGGACATCACCGTAGCCGGATACCCGGCATCATTCGCATTCGTCGATACCTGCTGCACCGCCCGGACAAAATCATTTGCGTCATGCACTAAAATCACCTCCCGATACTGTCAAATCCATTGTGTGTTTGCTCTCGCCGTACTTGTGAACGCATTTTTCCACCAACATGAGATTCTGAAGCTTCACGTCACCGAGATCAAGCTGCACCACGACGAGCGATCCACCGCGCACCCGTGAGTCTCCGGCGGCATCCTTGACTGTCAGCGTCCGCGTCTCCTTATTGTAAAGCTGTAATAACGCGTCCGCCTTTGCCTGCCCGTTTTCTCCTTTTTGCAGCGCATCAAAATACTGTAAAATCCCCCACCTGTTGATATTGGATGAATCCTGTGCGATATAAACCTCCCGCTTCCCGGCATCCTCATTGTCATAAACCAGTTTGATCCGGTTATAGGTATTTTCATCGATGGAAGACTCATAGTCATAATTCTGGCCAGTTTCCGCATCGATCATGACCGGCACATACATATCACCGAGGAAAGACAAATTCAGCTTTCCAAAATCGTCATGCAGGATGTACAAGTCCCCCGTATTCTGCAACGTCTGATCCAGGGCATTACTGATCATATCAAGCAGCGACACATTATCTTCCACCCGCGACGCGATCACCCACACCGTATTGGCAAGTGTACCGATGTTAAATCCATACTTCTCACCGATCAGCGCCACCACACCATCCGCCGTCTTATTCTCATATACGAGCGTATCCTTATTCTTCAGATACCGGATCTGGTCATATGCCGTAATCGTCACAATGTTACTGCGATCGCGTTTCATGCGAAAAATGAATCCATAGAACACTTCTTTTCCATCTGCATCCTTGAACCGAACCGGATCACCATTTCCAATGTTGATTCCAGTGTCCACAAAGCTGAATTCGAGCACTCCGGGGCTGATCTGCCGCTCCGTCGTAACCTTCACTTCTTCTTTCACAGGCGGCATATACGCCGTGCTATCATGCTGTATCAATAACTCGTACATATGTCCCTCCTACGCCGCCGGAATGGCAAGTACCTGCCCCGGATAGATCAGATTCGGATTCCCGCCGATCACCGACTTATTGGCATTGTAAATCGTTCCCCACTTGCTTCCGTTCCCATAATACTGCTTTGCAATCTTCCACAGGCAATCCCCCTTTTTCACTGTGTAAGACCCGCCGGACGGCGCGTTGGATGATGCCGCTCTTGCTGCCTGCATTGCAGCTCTCGGCTTCGGAAGCGAAATGTCAATCGTACACGCCTTGGTTGTGAATTCCCGGTACTGCCGGAGCTTTACTTTTACCGTTACATCCAGCCCTTCCCCCGCGTCCTCCACGATGTCGTAGCTTTCAATCGATACCTTCATGCTGGTATCAAACAAACGCTGATTCGTTCCATCCGTTCGCGTGACCACATACTGAAATGCACTCTTGGCGCTCATCAGCGCTTCCAGCTTGTCCAGATAGTATTTTGCCGGACGGAATCCGCTCGGGTATACCGCAAACGGGTACTGCACCGCCGGAAGCAGCAGCTCAAAATCCACGTCCGTCAGACCGGGGCTTTTTAAAATATTGGCTTCCCCCTCATTGATCAGTGTGACCGTTTCATTTTTGCCGTTGATTTTCATGGTGATCTTGGACGGCGTAACGGGAAATAAAATGCCATCCATATACAATCTGTATGCCACGGTCATTCCTCCTTTCCTATTAAAATAATATATAAAAAGAGAGCCTGTTTCCAAGCTCTCTAATTACCTTATGCTACTTCCAGTCTCTTCTTTGCTCTGCTAATTGCCACATCACACACAGCATTAACATAGTCGTCAACCTTTTCATTGCGAATTTGCTCCGGCTCTAACTTTTCAAACCATTCCCTTCTGAAATTCTCAATATCCTCCGGTGACATATCATCCATTTCTTCTAACAGTTCCACTGTCATTCTCTCTACTTCTGTCATCTTACCACCCCAGCTTTCTCGCACCGCTTCATAGCTGTCATGTATCCCCAGTAAAAAGCATCTTCCTGCACGGCAACAATATATTCTTCTAGCGCATCATCAAGAACATCTCGTGCTTCTATTACTCTCTGGCTTGCCATTGGTTGATTGTCCGCCTCGCTGCTCATTAACTCAATAATTTTCTCACGTTCCTTTAATGCCGTTCTATCCATATTGCACCTCCTACTAATCAGATACCACGCTAAACAATTTTCTTGCCCTCTTAGTAGATTTCTTGATTTTGAATTGCTCGCCTGTTTCATCATTAACCATATATCCTGCTTCCTCATGGAATGTATGTACTGGCATCCCAATATCCTCAAAAAATTCAAGTGTTATGTCTCGCCCGCCATTGAGCATATGCAGTCTATTCACAATTCCCATCCAAGTAACCATATACTCTTCAATGTCCCTATTGCAGTAATTGAATAAAAATTCGCTTACATTCTCCTCTCCAATAGGTTCATCCGGCATCGCTTTAATCTTCTGTGCAGTATAAAAGTAATCTTTCATGCCATACTTTTCGCCATCATATTCCTTAGTTATCGGGAACAACCGGACAAATTCCTGTGGAGTAAGACATCCTATTCTGGCACTTACTGACTCGATAAATGCCCAGAAATATTGTATCATTTCCTCTTCAAGATTACTTTTTTCAACTTTTTCGTAAGCCACCGGTACATATTTTATGAATAAATACAGGCTCCGAACAAATAACTCCGGGAATAATCTTTTTAACTGTTCTAATGAAATTCCCTCTGCTTTTTGTTCCAGTTCCTCTTCCACCCGAGTAAATGCCCTTGTGTACTGCTCGTAACCAGGTTTATAGTTAATGAGTTTTTTGCCCTCAATCACATAGAAATTATACATATGCAGCCACCTCCGTAACCCCATACTTGATTGCCATATCCTTAATAACGGATACATAACCTTGAATGAGCTTTTTGTCGTCGGCGATTACATCTAACTGATTAAGTTTGTCTATCTTGGACTTGCTTACGCCGTTCAATGCTTGTGTTTTCTTCTTATTGCTAAGCCGTATGCTCAATGCCACTCCCATGCGTTCTTCCAAAAGTTTATAACTTTCTTCTCGAATAGCCTTTATGTGCTCATATCCTCCCATCTGCAAAGCAATTTTATTGATAATCTTTGCGCTGTCCGTTCTCCAACTATTCGGATTCAGTGCGATTACATCCTTAATGGAGTCGACCTTTTTATCGAGCTGTTCCACTTTTTCTGCCTGTCGCTTCTGTTCTAACTGCTGCTCTGCAACCGATTGAAATATTCTGCTGAACATTTGGAGTTCTGGCGAAAGCTGTGAAAAGTCAATGACTTTCTGTTTCACACGTTCCTCCAAATGTGTAAAGTACTCACGCGCTTCTTCTGCTTTCTCGCCGTTCCCCTTCATAGAAAGTTTCTTTGCGAAATGGGCTGTCAGTTTGTAATCATCCCGCTTCACAATGCCACCTGTGGGCGTCTCGACATCAATGTCGAATCGCCAATAGTCCTCGTTTTCAGTGGCAAATTCATTATCAACAATGTTTGATTTTACCCATCTCGAGAACTGCCCCTGAGCTAATTCTAAGAACGTATACAGCTTTCTTGCCGTAGTCATTCCATCTTCATCAATGTCAAGTGCAATCTCGATAGGTGTCTTGTTTACCTGTTCCATTAATTCGTTCATAATTTAATTTCTCCTTGATTTTTAGGCTAGAATCTCTTATTATGAACATAGAGATTCCGTTTGCGGGTTTCTTGTTTTGAGTAAACACGAACTTTGGTCGGTGGGTGTTTACTCTTTTTCTTTTTCATCTTCAATAATTTCTTCCACCTCTACATCTAGTGCATTTGCGATTTTACCAAGCGATTTTATTGATGGTTTCGTAATTCCTCGAGTATATCTCGAAACCGCTGCTGCCGATATGCCCGCCTTTTCAGCTAATTCACGTACTCCCACTTCTTTTCGTGCCATGATAAATCGTAACTTTTTTGCGTTTAATTCCATCTTCTCACCTCCTGTGAGTTTCATACTACCACCATGCAGGTTTACTGTCAACCCTTTTGTGTATATTATATACGTTTGATTATATTGGTTCGTTTTGTTGCGTTTTACAATACTTTGTTGTATCCTATATTCAAAGGAGGTCCTTCATATGGCTACAGACAAAAGTATTTTTTCCACTAACTTAAAGAAACTACGCCAGGAACACTCTCTTTCCCAAAAAGACTTTGGTGAATCTATCAGTGTTTCTGCAATGGCAATTTCTAGTTATGAAAGTGGAGCGAAATCTCCATCTATTGATACAGTATACCGAATTGCCGAAACTTATAATGTTTCTATAGATTGGCTTTGCGGTCTGTCATCACGTAAACAGTCAGAAATAACGGCTATGTCTGATGTTTTAGAATTGCTTTTTGACATAGAGAAAAACACACCATTAGAAATCTTTTCTAACAGAGAAGTCATCAATCAAAATATATTTAATCCAAACGAATATCCGGATCTGCAAGAATTAGAAGTTCACGAAATTTGCTTTTTGAGTGGTTTACTTGATGGATATATTGATGAATGGAACAAAATGCGAACTCTATATAAAAATGGCACTATAGATGATGAACTTTACTCTCTCTGGAAAGAAAAAGTCCTTAATCAAACATCTTGTACTTATCCGAATGGTACAAAAATAGTTCCTGACGTCCCAGAATAACCAAATCCCCGCCTACGTCATGTAAGCGGGGATTCTCTATCTTTATAATTCCACTCTATTCATCCTAGCTGTAATTTTGGGTTTTAATTGCTCTATCAGCTTTGCACATTTTTGAGTATTAGGATATTCATCTCTTAAAACAAACGTCTGTGCTTCACCATCTGCATTTTGATATGTCACAATTGCATAGCATTTTACCTCACGTTTTGTTTTTGTCTTTGGTGCAGAACCAAGCACCGCTCCTGCCACTCCAAAAGTTGCTGCTCCAACAATTCCCTTCGCCAAACTGCTTTTCTGATATATGCTTTCATCAATATCCATCTGAAAATCAACATTATGTATTTTTTCATACAATAATGTCATTTCTGTCCCAGCCCCGGAAATTACCATTTCCTGAGTTTTAAGCATAACTTTGCATTTACAATTTTCTGGGATTGGCAACCCTACAACATGCACGATATCTGTATATTCCTTAGCTTGATCTTTCTTACCAAATAACCCCATAATAGTTCCTCCCTAATAATTTGTGAAATTATTATACACCTCCCTTCTGCGTTTGTCGATATTTAGGCTCCATCCCGGACTATTTCCATCGCCTCCAATACTCGCGTGGTCAATCCGTCCACAATACCGTCCAGATCATTGGTATTATGCACAGTATTGCTCATACCGGACATATCCACCTTGATCTCCGCCGTCGTAAAACGGTTGATTGCTTCCTGCTCCGCAATATCTCGCAGATACTTCAGATCCTCTTCCGAAACATCCAGCGAATCCGAGATACTCGATGTATCACCTGCTATGTTGGCAACATTCGCAGCCATATCAGATGCGGCTCCATAACTGCCTAATGCTCCGCTGTTATCAGAATTATCATCCTTTGTTCCACCAAAGAAATTCTTTACTCTGTTCTCCATGCCCTGTCCGAAATCATATCCCTTGTTGTATGCAGTCTGATAATCGACATAATCCATCTTGCTGACCTGCTCAACCCAGCCTGACTTATCCTTGACCGCCTGCTGTGCCTCTTCCAACTTTGAGTAGAATCCATCTAAACCGCTGGTAATATCGACTTCAACTCCCGGTATTTTGTTCAAAAGTGTCTGTATCGCACTCGCAAGATTCGAGATATATCCAAGGACTGTAAGACACAGATCATAAAACATCACCTCTACTGCCGCGACAGGATTATTAAATACATTCCCGAAAAAATTCGCCAACGTGGCAAACCCATTCCATGCCGGAACAACAAACGTGTTAATTATATGTGCTCCCAGTGTGGCAAATATTCCAGCTACAACCCCGGTCGCACTATAGGCGGTATGTTGTGTTTTGTTAATTGCTGCAACAACCAAATATATTGCCGCTATAACAATAATAATCGCTGCCACAATCCATGTAAGCGGACACGCCAATAATGCCGTATTAAACCCATATTGGGTTGCTGTAGCTATAGCAGTTTCTGATGCTTCCTTTTTCGTAAAAGCTGCATGCGCGTATGATGCCAAACACAGGGCAACTTTTATTCCTGTACTGACTGCCTCTACCGTTTTTACAACCCCTAAATACGTTGCATACGCCGCCAGTGCCGCCGCTACTCCGCCTATAACCGGTGCGATCATTGACCAGTTGTCCACGATATACGCCCCGCCCGTTACCATTATATCGATCACATTCAAAGCGATCGATGCCGCCCCGGACAGGGCATTCATAATTCCGGTCAATGCCGTTTGCATATGCTGATCGTTTGCCATCTCATTCAGCCGCTGTAGTACCGGTTGAAATGTCATAAGTGCCTGATTGGAGTAATATGTCCATAGCTGTCCCCAGGTCATCGGCATGGAGTTGAACTTTGCATCTATATCATCTGCCGCCGCAAACATTGCGTTCTTTACAATATCCGCGGTGATCTGTCCATCTGATGCCATTTCCCGGATCTTACCGATTGGAACATCCATGTAATCAGCCACAGTCTGGATCAAGTTCGGCGCCTGCTCGAAGATACTGTTCAACTCATCGCCACGGAGCACGCCAGACCCTAACGCCTGTGTCAACTGCAAAAACGCATTGGACGATTCTGTTGCCGATGCCCCGGCTATCGTAAACTGCTTATTTACCAGCTCCGCGAACTGCACAATCTCGCCGGTCGATGCAAAAGCATCCCGGACATTATTTCCGAGTTTCGCCACCGATGCGGCCGTATCCATATAAGACGCCCTGGAATTCTGCGCCGACAGGAAGATCATCTGCGAGAGTTCATCTGTTGTCTGCATTGTTCCATTCAAAGCATTATACTGCGACACCATCATATCAAGGCGCGCCGTGGTCTGCGTAAGTTCATCCGACAGATCCAGTGCGTTTTTTACCGTAGAAATGCCAACATACGCTCCGACAAGCGATTTTACCTTATTCAAGAGAACATCCGTATGCTGTGATCCAGCCTGTATCTTCTGGTTGTATTCCTCCTGTTTCCGGCGCGCGCTCTCCGTGGCACTCGTGATGTCCTGTAAACCCACCATGCCATCGGCAAGCAGCTGCCGCGCCTCTTCCATCGACGACGTATCAATCGCGGTGCTTGATGCATATTCCAGCGCTTCAAAGTTGCTTATCACCATATTCACCGCCGTACAGATATTGTAGAGCGGCGCAGACATACGGTCCGACAACTCTATCGCAGTCTGAATACTTGACATCCTCTTACCTCCTACTTCTGGATTTCTTTTGCCTTGCGCTTCTCTTCCTCGACCCGAAGATCTATGGACGCAATCACAAAAGCTTTCTCATTCCGATCCAATTCAGAAAAGAATGACGGCAGCCAGTGAAACTTCTGCAAACAATAATGCGCATATGCCGCTTCACCGTCGCCGCCATTGATTAGTTTTTTGCCTCGTCCACCTTCTCCTGCAGCGTCTCGTCGATGCCGCTGTATTCCTGCACGAATGTGGCAAGCTCACCGAACTCTTCCGGGTTGTCGACCATTTCCACAATCAATGCCTCTGCGCTCATAACGCCATAGGAATCCTGCAGTTCTGCATTGTGCAGATCCGGCTCCACAACCGCGGCGCAAATCATTTTTCTCAGAAGCTCATCCGTATTAACCTTCTGCCGATACAGTCCAGGCTTGCCGGTTACCGGCACCTCAATCGTACATTCCTCCCGGATTGCCGCAGATTCTTTTGTGGACAGAGGTCTGATCGTCCAGAGTAACGGATCACCGTTCTCATCACACAGTGACTTTGTGGCAGCAAACTGCGTTGTCTTTTTGGCTTTCTTATTCTGTTTCAAAAATGCTTTTAAGTTTCCCATATGTTTTTTCTCCTCAATCTCTTAATTGGCGGCAGTCTCCCGCCGCCGTTGACTTGTTACAGGTAGGACGGCTCCTTGTAGGATTCCGGGCTGGAATAATCCGCAGCATAGAAATTGATCTCCTGCTCGACAAATCCGCCCTCGGCATCAAACATTGACAGCAGCACATCTCCGTCGATCACGCAGTTGTGATAAACCTTTGTACTGCGCCCCATGCAGGTAGCCGCATCATTGTTTGTTGTCTGCAATTCAAACACCGGCAGATGACCGGTATTTTTGTACTCTGTTACGATCCGGTCAAACATCTCCGAGCATTTGTAGACCGTCATTTTTGCCTGCACGACCATTCCAGTCGGCTTCCTGCCGGAGATGATCTTTCCCAGCACCGGGATCTCCTTGGTGCTGATGTTTGCCTTGCCCTCAAAATTCTTTGCGTTCAGCAGATTATACCGCTGTTCGCCAACCGTGACAAAAGCTTCCGCCTCTTTTGCAGACGGCACATCCTGTTCATTCATATAAGCGTTAAGCATCTCTTTACCTCCTACTCAATCACGACCGTCATATACAACTGTGACATTGCATTGACGATCGTCACCTTATCTTCCACATATACGCCGCGCTTCTCGCTTCCGGCGGAGACCACAACATCATCCTCCGAAAAATTCTCGATTGCTCCAAGCTGCTCTAACTGCTTATGATGCGATGCAATATCGTTCCATAAGCTGACACGACCAGATTCATTGTTCTGAACCTTGCCGTGATACTTCGTGTTGAACAGCGATGCGATATCCATCGCGATCTGATCCAGCACACGGATCGTCTGGTTGCTCTGGAAGAGTTCGTTTTTATCCTCCGTAAGTGTCACAAGAGAATTGATATCCTCTAAGACGCGCACTTCCGTTCCCACGCTGTGCAGGACGAATTCACCGGCTTTCACAGCATTCTCAAGCTGTGTCTGCGTATAGGCGGTGTCAATCTCAAGCTCCCCGTCATAGATCGCGTTGGTACAGGTTGCATTAACCCCGCACGCCGCCTCCAGACCCACAACCCACGGAATCACATCCGGGCTGTTCTTCACATTGATGACGCCCTCATAATCCGCCGCGCAGTTATACAGGACTGCCTGGAATTTCGCCCCGACCTTGTCCCTCATACGCTTTGCAAATGCGGCGTACAGTTTCGCCGTGGTAGCATCACTCACACTCGCGCCGATCGTATTCACGGTATATGATTCCAAGAGATCCAGGTATTTCTGGTGCACCTCACCATTGACCGTTCCATTCGTACCGCCTGCCAGCGGAACGCCTGCCGTTGCTTCAAGTGCGGTTTCTTTCCATGTAACCCAGTCATTTTCTTTCAGATCAGCCGCGGATGCTACCGTCTGGGAATCCACAAGCTGCGCATCCAGATACAGCTTCACGTCAAAGCCATCTCCGTCCACATTCGCCGCAATAGCAACCTTCAGATCATTGCCACGGATTCCGCAGCACTTCGCTGTCGCATAGGTATTTTCCGCCTTTGCACCGCCCGATGTCAGCTTATAGATATAAGCCTTTGTCGCATGCGCAAACAGTTCGCGCAACGGCTGCATCTTATCATCTGTATAGGCATAACCGAACAGCGTAAGCGAATTCTTAATGAAATCTTCCTGCGCCACCTCCATCATCACGTTATCCGCACCCCAGTCAAGTTCAAGAGGCATGGATGCCACGCCACGCTCTGACAGATTCGTGGTCACGCGCGCCGCCGAAATAAAATTGATATAAGCACCACCCAAAACCTTATTCTGGGTTGTCCACTGTCCACCTCCGTACATTATCGCACCGCTCCTTTCATGTATTTTTCCATTTTCTTATCCACTTCCTCAAGCGTATAAGATTTTCCCGGTTCCAGTAATGCCGACAGGAGATCCGCCCTGCCCGCATATTTTTTGGAACCAATGATCTGCTCTTTGGTATAAGTAACTTTATTAACTGCTTCTGCCACTGTTTACCTCTCCTTTCACTTCGCATTCTTCCATATACGCATCTTTCTGGCTCTGCCCCAGGAATAACGTATATTCTGCCGTTGCCGACATCACATCGTCCGATATGTCCTTACATTCGATCGTACCGCGCACCATTTTACCTTCTACCTCTATAAGGTCCAGGCACTCGCTCAACCGTTCGTAAACGGTATTGATCTCTTTCTTTGGCTCGTCGCTTTCCGGAAAATACTGCACGATAAAAAGCAATGTTGCTTTTCTGCGGCCGGTAAGCCCTCGCGGCACATCCGGATTGATGCAGCGCACAAAAAATGCAGGCTCTTCCATGTCCTGCATTGATGCTTCTGTATGGATTTCATAGTTATCGCCAAATGCGGCATATAAGGCATCTGTAATGCCCTTTAAAACTTCGTTGATCATGCAAACACCTCATTCAACCATGCCGTCAGTTTCTTCTCGAGGATTCCCGGTGCTGCCTTGCGAATTTCATTTGTGGAATATGTGAGCATAAGCTGTCCCGGCACCCAGCCTTTTTTTAGACACTTCCCGATAGCCGGAACATACCTCCCTGGTGTCTGGCGATGTCCAAACTCTACGTAGCTGGCATATTTCACGTCATTTCGCACCTCAATTACATAGGTGTCTCCAAAATGATTTATCTTCAAGCTGTCCACGAAATCCATTACATTATTTGTTTCCATTCCCTCTGCACCGCTTCCGGCTTTATGGGTTGTCCATCCTCGGCGCAGAATCCCGCCCTGTTTTTCTGACATAACAAGGAACTTCTGCTGACCGTCATCCTCCACATCATAGGAATCCGAGTAATCCCCTACCGGAGTACGCTTAATAACCTTTGCCAGCAATCGTGCTGCCAACTCCTTGGCACAGGCTTCCATGAACGCTCTCTGCTGTTCCTCATCGGCAGCCTTCTGAACTCTATCCCGGAACTCCTCCAATTGTTTCAGATCAACCTTTGTATTTCCCATCAAGCCCACTCCTTAAATAAATCCAGCATAATTTCCTGATGCGTCGGGTGCATCCCCGGAACGCCGCTCCTGGTGTACTCCGTGGAATTGCCACAGTGTGTCACGATGATCTTGGAGCCGCTCTTGATTTCCACCTCCGGCGCAACAAACAGCTTTACCGCCTGCGCTACCGGAGATGCCGCATCGGTCTTTTCTGCCTGTGCGATCGTCTCAAACGACAGCTTGCACGGCTGATTTTCCAAGACCACGGTGTCCGTGTATGTCACAACGCCCTTTTCCTTGGTCTTACGGTGTTCCACAACCGTGCAGGTATCTTCATACATGGCTTCAATTGCCATTCTGACCATATCCATCAAAACACCACCTTCCGGTAACGGTTCAGCACCGGCTTGTAATTCTTCATAAGGCTTTCCGAGAACTCCGCCGCGGAAGTCTTAAAAGATGTTGTTGTATCGCCGATCTGCACCGAAGAAACCGTCTGTGGTATATTGGCACTCCCCATATGCTCATTCCGGTAAATATCCATCGCCATGCGCAGTACCGTGGTTTCCAGTCCTGCCGGAATCTCGTCGATATGGCAGTAGTTTTTTACCGTATCCTCTGCATTTTCAAGCGCAAACTCCAAGTGGACTTTCACTGTCTCATCCGGGTCGCTTATCCCGAGAAGCGCCGACAGCCTTTCGACTGTCAGCTTGCTTTCCTCTGCCATACCGCACCTCCTAACCGATCTTATGCTTGATTGCTACAATTCTAAGCTGCTTCGGCTCATATACCGGTTTCCAGTTCTCTGCCTTGGCAAGTTCTGCACGAAGCGGTGTCTCTACATGCTCACGAACAGCTCCGGTGTATGCAATTCCTCTCGGATGCAGGATAAACGCCTTACGGTTGATAAGATAATCGATACCGCCGCCGGTCTGCTTATCACGGTCAACCTCTGTTGAAACAAATCCGGTCGGAGAACCATTGCCGTAAGCTACCGCACCATTGCCAAACAGGTATGTCGTATACACGCCACCGGAAGTTACCGGACAGCCATCATCCACGGTCACGCGTCTACCCTGATAGGTGTCAAACTCAACATCCGTAGAATCACGCTCTGTCTCGATCAGATTCAGCTTTTTCAGATAAGACTTTGTCGCCGAGTGCATCGCTACGCCGGATAACTGCGCCTGCGCGTCGCCGAGCAGCTGGCATGCGTCAATAAACGCAGATGCGCTGATCTGCTTTGCCGCATCCGTTTTTCCGGTGGTAAGGTCAAGAATATGATCTGCCATTCTGGTTTCCGCCGCCGGTGTTCCCTCTGCCCCCGCAGTAGTGGTGCCGAACACTCCGGCAAGAATTGAGATAAGCTCCTTCTGCATATCTCTTGCCCAGTAGGATGCTACCAGGTCACCGATGGCTTTCATCGGATCGGCTCCGGCCAGTGCTGCAGAAAGATTACTTGCTCCCCACATATTCTGTCTGTAGATCGTGGTGGATACGTCCTTGTTGGAACCGATCTTCTTTGCGGTCATCTTCACATCCTCAAGGATTGCCTCGGACTCACCCTGTAAATCCTCGAAGAACGGCATATTGTGTGTTCTGGCTGCCTCGCTTGCCAGTGCATCAAATTCCGGGCTGTTTACCACGATTCCGCTCTGGAAGAACGCGGACAGCTCCATCGTTCTGTTGATTACATACCGGTTAAAAAGCTCCGGTACAATTACGTCTGCAATCTTTGTAATTGCCATAAATAGTTACCTCTCTTTCTTACAGTGTTACTCCGGCCGCTGCGGCAAGTTCTTTTGCCTGCGCCGGGTTTTCTTTTAACATACGTCCCTGTTCGGTCAGATTAAAAGTGTCTTTTGCGAATGGATTCGTTACACCGCCTGCACCGCCATTCTTCGGGTTGTACGGCGGTTTGGTCTGCTCCTGCTTGAACAGGTGAGCCATCGCCGCATCATCTTTGTATGGCTTCACAACCTCTTCCACGCCGATCGGCTTTCCTTCCTTGTCGAAGTTGAACTTCTCAAGGCCACCGGCTTTGTAGATCAGATAATCCGGATCAAGTACGCCCTGCTTTGTGAGGGAATCTTTCAGCGCATAGGTCTTTGCAATCTCCTCGCTTGCAGTCTGCTGTTTTTTAAGTTCTCCCCGCAGATTGGCAATAGTGGTCTGTAACGTCTCGTTATTGGCATTATTTTTCTTTAAATCTCCGATAGTTGTGTTGAGTGTCTTAATCTGACCGGCAAGATTCTCTTTTTCTGCCACGGCGGTATCATACTTGCCTTTGTCAACATACTGACCAGATCCAAGGTCTGCAAGCTTTACCTGCTTATCCTTATTCTCCGGCTTTCCGTTATAGGCATTGACGGTATCTGACACCTGCTTATAGAGATCCTCGCCTAAAATGTCTTTTAAAAATTCCATAGTTTCCTTTCCTGCACCGTTTTTAAGCGTGGTGTCTCCACAAGCAGTATGCAGTTTTGATGCCATGCATAAGGGCAAATTGCCGCAGTTTAAACGTCATAAGGCTTTCGGACAATATAAAAACAGGACTGCCGGAGGAACTTACTTGGCGTCACCTCTACGCCGTTCGGTTCATAAATTTCCGGTTGTCCTGTTATTATTAAAATACTTCTGCTTTGCTCTGTGTTTTCGTATCTGGTGGATGTTCCTCCGTACTACTTAGCATTTTATCAAGCTCTACCACGCGCTTACTAAGAGCCAGAAATGTTTCTATGTTTTCAATTCCGCACTTTTTCTGCAACTCCAAGCACAGTATAATCTGGTTCTCTATTATTTCTCGATTCATCATTCCTCCTTCTAATTTTGGGTATAAAAATACCACCTAACCGTTATTGGCTGGTGGTATTATTCTGCGTCTTCCCAACTATTCATTTTTTCACACCGTTTTTTTTCCTTTTCAATGTCCTTTTCCAGTTCTTCAAGAGTTCGTTCCGTATCTTGCACCGGACCATCGTAATATTTCTTGCTCATTATAATTTTCTCCACTTTATTCCGTAGTCCATTTCAAACTGCTCTAACGCTTTTATATTTGCTTCTATGCCTTTATTATATCCACTTTTTCTGTATTTTTCAACAGTCTCATCAAATAATCTTTGGGAAAACGGCTTGTCGCCAACCTCATATACATATACATCTCCATTATGACATACAACAATTCCCTTTCTGTATCCCCTATAACCCGCTGACGCAAAATCTGCTCCAGTCGGAGGAATATTTGTTCCATGATTATGTATACTTATAAGTGTTCCTCTTGGTTCTATTTCTACCGCATCTCTCAGGCTTTTATTATACTCAACTATATTATCTTCTTTTGCAGCAACGCTTTTCCCTTTTATCTTTCCATCGATGACACTAATTAAATACATATCTTCTTTATTAGTTCCGTTTCGATGTACTAAAATGTCGCGTGCTTTCTGCCATATTGCCTTCTGAGTATTTTCATTCTCATCAAGATTCTCAAACTTCTTTCTATACTCCGTGCTCTTTACAAAACCTACATCAACCTTATTGTCATGCGTCTTTTGTGAATACTTGCCGCTAATTCCTTTCTCTGTATTACCATCCGCAAACGATTTCTTCCACTCCTCATACGTCGTATTCTCCGGCACATAATACTTCTCGCCATCTGCCCCGCGTGCAACTCTTTCCCCTGTGGTAAATTCATCGTTGAAATACGGACAGGTGCACCCCCGGCAATTCGGATGAAACGGTGGCACGGTAACACCAATCTTATAATCTTTCATCGGAAAGTGCTTCCCGTCCATCTCCCCGCAGGTGGGGCAAGTGTGGCTGTCCAATGTCTCTACCACCTCGAACTCCTCCACCCCAAGATCAGAAAAACACGTTTCCTGTGCCTTAGCAGAAAAAGCGGCTGATTCCGTCTGAACAATTCGCGCCGCCTGTGACCTGCTCACTTTCATGTTCTGGGATATTTCCCGTATAGCTCTATCCGGCGATTCCCCGGTAATGCACATCCGCGTTAAGGAATCGTGCATATTGTTAATCAGCTTCGTTTTATCCGTCCAAATGCGCTCTGAAAAGTTGCGTCCATCCACCGCCCAGGGCTTATGTATGATGTCATTAACCTTTTCCGGATTAAAGCTCTGCATCTGCCAGCCAACACCGATACCTCGCTGCACTTCGTATGCAGTATGGTAATACCCGGATGTATACAGATTTGTGATATGTTCATCGATGGAATCATGATAATTTCCGTACAGCTTTTCAATCTCCTGCTGTGTCTGCACCTTGAGAGCTTCCAATCTGCTGATATGCACCTTTGCGGATGCGTTCTCAAGCTGTTTTGCCCACTGCTGATTTATGCCATTCTCGCGCCCGTATTTAATATAATCCTGCACATCCCACCGGAACTCTTCCAGTTCTTCACTGTTAAGCAAACGTCTGGCTTCCACCATTGAAATGCCGTTGTTGGCAGCAAACCGCTGATACCAGGCGTTAATCTTCCCGTCAAGAGCCTGCTCTGCCCGCCGGAACTCCTGCTCAATCTCCTGCACGGTCTGAACGGACGTATCATGCTGTGATTCTTCCATCTGCTGGAAGCGCTCCTGCCAGTATTCACTTGTCCGTTCTCCCATGCACTCACCTCATTTCACTGCTCGGCATCTGCTTTCTCATTGCTATCTGTTTCAGTGCTATTTTTAGATGCATCAAAAGCACCGGCGTAAGCATCTGCTTTCTCCTGTGCTTCCTGTGCCTCTTTCTCCAACTGCTTCAATTCAGCGTCTACATCCTCGACAAGCGGATGCGCTTTAAGAATCGTTTTTTTACTGACAATTCCAACCGAATCCTTGCAAATCTGTGCCTGCTCCGTGTCATTTTTTACACAAGTGCGGGTCCATGTCTGGATAATTTTCTTGCAATCAATTCCCTCATGGCGGCATATCGCTCTTACCAGACGGGCGAACCCAAGCTGGAACTCCGTCTCCGTCAGCCCGGCTTTCATTTCAAGCAGCGAGTACATGAATTTAAGCGCTTCTCCGCTCTGATTTCCGAAGTTCTCCGGCTGCGGATCAAATCCCTGCCCCTGTTCAAATATAGCCTTTCTGGTGGATTCTAACACGCTGTTGCGGGCATCAATCGGGATCTCAATATTGAGTGTACTCACCCCCGGGTTGCTGCCCTCATCACCGTCCACCTTAATGGTCTTGTATTTTTTTAGATCTGCCAGAAACGTATCGAGATCCGTGCCACCATACCCGGACAGGACAAATATCAATTCCTGAATATCATCCAAGTCATTGATAAAACCGCTGTAGACCTTGTCGTATACGTCTATCAGCGGCTTAATGTTTTTCAGATCATTTGTATTCGTGTTGTTGTTCGGGAATGGAATAAACGGCACCTCTCCGAATTCGTGCCGATATTCTGCGGTAAAATCGCCGGTATCCGGCACCATGAACGTATTGTAGTAGAACAGCCCATCATCCAAGGTATCGCCGTTCTTCCGTCGGAATGACCAGCAGCTTTCCTTATCCCAATACTCATAAATTGCATAGGTATCTCCTGTTTCCTCGTCGATTTCATCGTACATACGGAGAACACCTAGCAACTTCTTTTTCAGATTGTGGGATTCGATCGGAATAATCTGCTTGCTGTCGACTACCGCCCACTGGAATGTTCCATCTTCATCCTCCCAGTAATGAATCCATCCCACCGACGCATTGGCAGCATTGACGCACAGCTCCATGCAGTTTTTCCGGTATTCATCACCGAGTACTTCTGTCACGACTTCATTTCCATGCTCATTCCCGATATCGAAGAGCGGCGGTGCTGTGAACATATAAGCGGCTTTCTGGTTTACGATGAGTCCGTGAAAGTTCCGGGGAATCCGGTTATCTGCATTACGCAGAGGGTTATCAGAATCCTCTTTCTTTTTCTCGTCTTCGGACTTGACTTTCACCAGAATATCCGTTTCATTCCGGTAGTACCGCTCCGCCTGCATCGCCCGCAAGGAAAATCGTGTATGCCCAGGTTCGTATTTTCTTATGAGTTTTTTCATTACCTCAAGTTCCATGTTCTCACCTCTATTTTAAAATGCTGATGCCGCCCGGCTTGCGAATAATCGTATAACAGAAATACCGAAGAGCATCCATCGCATGATCGTGCAGCTTTACCGGTTTATCCTCGCCACGCTCAGATGCTTTCTGGTCCCAGATATATGACCCAAACTCTTTTATAGTGTTTGGGCACTGGTCACTAATAGCTATCAGATCCTGGTTTAACAATGATGCTACAAACCGGATACCATCAAGCACATCATTTTTCGCCTTTTTTATGGTATAGCCACGTTTTTTCAACTCGGCTATAAAGGATGCTGCCGACGGGTCAATGATTATTTTGACAGGCTTAATCCCAGCAAGCCATCGCTCCAAGTCATCTGCATATTCTGTGTCTGTTTTCTGTCGTTCCTCATCACGACCGGAATAATAGTACTCCCGGCAACACACCCACCGTCCGGAACACTCTTTGCACCACAGCAGGAATACCGTGGCATTTTGCGTACCATAATCGCAGGATACATAGTAATTCGTATTGACCAGATCTGACAGATTCGATATCACATGCTTGGCAGTGTCGAACATATCGTAGATAATGCCCTCTGCCATCGCCCACAAGCCACGGATATACCGCCGGTAGAATACACCTGTATACATACTGCGGTATCTTTCCTTGATTTTCTCCGACAGAGATAAATTATCATCCATCGTAAAATGCAGATATAAAATCTCTTTTAATCCCGGATCCCGGTTCTCTGCTGCAGCTTTTTCTCTTATCTCCTGTGTTTTCTTTTTCCCCAGATATCCAGTTGCTTTGTCAATCCATCCCGTCTTGAACCAATGATACGGTCCGTCCGGGTTACAGTTGAACCAATACTTCGATCCCTCAACAGAGCATCGTCCGGTTGCCTGGTTCACGAAGCTTTCCGGCATCAGCGCCACTTCATCAAAAAAGACCCCAGCCAAGGTAATACCCTGGATAAGGTCTTGTGAACGCTCATCTTTGCCGCCAAATATATAAAAGTAATTGGTCGTCTCTCCTCTTGTCACAACGACCAGATTGTCAGCTCTATGGTCTGCTACAGTATAGCCGCGGCTCCGTAACATCACTTCAAGCCAGAACAGTACGTTACGCCGGAAAGAGCCGATTGTTTTTCCGCACATACCAAAGTTCTGACCGTTAAATTGTGTCATCGCCCACATCACAAAGGACAACGACATACATACCGTTTTACCGGAACGGATTGCCCCATCGGCAATGATGCCATCCATATCCTTAACTGGTGATGTATCGCACCACCAATTTAATACCATGCGCTGTTTCTTAGAAAAGGGCTTGAATTTGAATGTCTGCTTAATTTTCTTCATCCATCCAATCCTCCGCGGCACTTCCCTGCAGCGCTTCTAAGAATCCGTCATCCGCAGTCTCTTCCTCATCGTCGGTCTGCACCTTGGCTTTTAACAATGCTGTTTCAGCACTCTGTTTTTCAAGTGTTGCCGGTATCATATAAATTTCCTTAAGATTCTTTAACGCTCCGGTCACTTGGGATAACCCCAATCTATCAATGGGACCGCTTGCAATGTTGATGCGCTCCGTCTCATCTATGATTTCCTTGGTAGGCTTCCCGATGGCTGTATTATCTTTATATTCAACCGTCTTGACCTTTTTCTTGTCTCGCACAACATACTGTTCCAGTTCGCCTAGTGCCTGTTCTGCTTTCTCTGCCGCCTTATCTGCAATGGATAAAAGGCGTACTATCCTGTCTGCATCCGCATCAGAAGATTTTTCCTTTGCTTTTTGGCACGTATCAAGAACGTACTCAGTTCTTTTTCTTACCCAGCCGTCTTTTGCGCACCTGTCCTTTAATGTTTTAATCGAGATATCGTACTTATCTGCTAAATCCTCTAAACTGCAAGGCTTTCTGCTTATGTCGGTCACATATTCATGTTCTATCTCTATCCACGATGCATCATTAGTTTGTGTTGCAATCTTTTTCGCAACGTTGCATTTCTTTTTCTCTTTCTTTCGCAACGTTGCATTGCCGTCATCATCCCACTTATACCGGTTCTTCCAGCTCCGCACAGTTCCCTCTGCTATCCCGAGCTGGTTTGCAATCTCTATTAGCTTAAGCCCTTGCTTATACATTTCAAAGGCTTTGTCCGCTCTCGCATCTTTTGCCTTTGGCAAGGACCATCACCTACCTTTTCTTTACATACAAAAAAGCACCCGTCATTAAACGGGCGCCTTCTCTGGGTTGGGGGAGTTGCAAAAAGCAAATGGCTCTTGGCTCTCTTAATTCACTTCTTGCAGTTTATACTATAGCATTTTAAAAACGAAAAATCCGAAAAAAACGAAATTACTTTTATGCTACTCTCATAAAATTATTAAACTCCATTCTTATGCTATCACCGGTTGCTTTTCTGCCTATCCTGTCTGCCACTCTCTCCCAGCTCATTCCCTCAAAGAACTTATAACGGATAATTCTCTGCATCCGTACCGGTATGCCGTTCATCCACTGCTCCACCTGCAGCTTGATCTCTTCCGACTGGGCTTTTCTCTCTTCCAGCAGTTTCTCTTCTATACGCAACTGCGCATCATCCGTGTATGTAAACGACGTCCCCGCTATCTTGAAATGCGTCTCTGCATATGGGAAATCATTCATGGAACCTTTTACACTTCCTGTCACAATCGTTTGCCGTTTACGCTGCAATCTCTTAATGTCCTGCTCCGTCTCCCGGATCATCTCGCATGCATCTACATACTGCTCTAATATTTTCTTATCTACTCCCACCGCATTCTCCTCTTTCTGGTATTATCACTACAATGTTTCTGATAATATCATACAATAGGTTCGCCGTGGATTTGTGCCAAATTATCTATCAAAAACGTCAAAGTTTTCCTAAACTTTAAGTCATACTCCCCCGCTTAATATATTAACAACATCCATCATACATTTTTTGATATTATCTTTTTCATTCATATGCTCAAAAAGAACCTCATATAAACGGTTAAAAGTATAAAAAGTTTCTGCATCATATAAGTGCACTGCCTTTTCTAAAAAATATTGGCTCACCTGTCGCTCTGTTTTCATATCTAACACTGCCATCCTCCCCATTAGTTGAGCAACATCATACAATGTCATTTCACTTTTCATATATGATTTGATTAACGGAACTTCTTTTTCAAAAATGTGTGCTTTCTCACTTTCCTCATCTTCAAAATTATATACAAGATTTCTCACCGATAAAAAACCATTTCTCCTTGCATTAAACTCACTGATTACATTCATTGCATTATCGTAGTATTCGTATTCCATCAATTTTTCAGCCGTTGTTGCGTTAATATAGCGAGCCAATACATCCAAGTCATGTGCATGTGTAAACTCATGCTGAAATGTACCAAAATATGTATACCAATCGAGTTCAAACACCTTTTTAGAAATTACTACATTGTATCCATCTTTTAAGTTCTCACAAGGAAAACTCATGCCATTAAAGTTGTCCACCACGCTTTTATTTTCCAATATATTCTGACGGTGTCTACTTTCTGGATATAACTCCACAACCTTTTCGTACAACTCATCACATATTGTTATGTTTATTCTTATAGGATCATACTTTGTATTTTTATAGAAATATAACAACATGCTCTTAAGAAATTCTTCATCAAACATTCTCCCACCTCTAATCACTTGTAGTATGTAAATTATACTACCATCACCGTCAATACGCAAAACCGTTTTATATTTTCCCCCACACCATTCTCAACTGCCCGTTCTTTTCTTCCACCAGATGTGCCATCCTCTGCCGCATAAGCCGCTGCGCCATTCCGCGTCTCCGGTAGAAGCTCCTCCGGCTGATTGGGAGAATGCCGTGGTGTGCTTCCAACGTTTCAAACGATACTTTATACATGATGGATTCTGCCAGTTCCGCAGCTATGGCACTATCTACACTCTGGCAGATCTCATATATTTCTTTTTCATCCAAGTACATTCCCCCTCTCTCAACTTCCCCGTGTGTCATCTTTCCGCCCCGCCGCATTACTGCTGGCGGGGATCATAGTCGTTTGCATAAATCATTTCTGTTCTTAATTTCGACGCCGCCTTTGTCTGTAATGCTCTTGGCATCCTCTCTATGCAATATGGTTTCTCCATTTTTCTTTACATCAATTTTCATGTTTGATTCCTCCATTAAAGCCTTATTCCTCTGTCAATTCAGCATATATTTCGTCCTGCAAGGTTTCCTTGTCATTATCTTTAATCATCGCGATTACAAGCTCCTTGTTATCTACAAGGTATTCTGCAATTACTTCTGCAATTTCATATGCGTTCATGTTGCCGCCCTCCTTAAATCTAGGCAAACCGGAGCTGTCCGGTCTGCTCTGCTTTAATCTTCATATTTGGTGTCCGCTCCGCCACGCATAACTCTGGCAAATTCGCTCTGACTAATGCCGCAGGGATTGGTGGACATACTGCGTTACCGCATCGCCGCACCTGCTCGCTTCTCGGGTATGTCTTCCCTGTATAATCATGGTCAATGATGTAGTCGTCCGGGAATCCCTGACATCCATATAGTTCCCGTGGCTCAAGCATTCGCAAGCCGATGTCCACTATCTGATAATCCGTCCCATTGATGGTCACCAAGCCGAAGCGATCTCTTGATGTTACTGTATCAAGCGGTTCCTTAATATCCTGTCCGGTTCCCTGCCCGTAGTATTTAATCAGAAATGCTCTGACCTCGCCAAAATGTCCGGCTGATGTTGTGATTGTATGTAGTGGCTCTCTTTCGTCCTGTCCGATTCCAGACTTATAGAACTTACTCAAAAATGATGTGACCAGTCCATATCTGTTCGATCCGTCCACCGTCATTATAGGATCTTCAATCGTCTGTCCCCGAACTTCTCCCTGCGCCGTTTCAGAATGGTATTGGATAAGCGTCGGGCTAATAAGGCATTGTTGATTACCTGTGGTGATCGTATGTATCGGATCTTTGCAGTTTCCACCCGGATGATTCGTTGTATTTGTCCCCATATAAGGTGCAAACGTCGGCTCCACAATTCCATACCCATGCTTTCCAGTGATGGTCGGCATTGGCTTCCGAATATCGTTCGGTCTGCGCTCTCCACCATGATTACATTGGATAATAAACGGCTCCGGATTGTCGAGGACGAACTTTTTTAATCCTCTTGCGATCCTTTCCATTGTCTTCGGCGCCAGCGGACGTACTGCTCGGATCCCGTATTTCTCTTTGATTTCTTCGGAACTATCGAAAATACTTGGGCAAGGCTTGCTAAAATCAATTTGCGTGTATGCTCCCACATACGGTTTCAGCAGCCCAGCCTTGACCTCGTCACTGTCTGCCGGTGCGTGTGTCGGCTCTGGCCAGACTATCGGCTTACCATCACACCGCGCGATCATGAAGAATCGTTTGCGCATGGTCGGCGCTCCATAATCAGCCGCAACCAACTCCCGGAACTCTACCTCATAGCCTAAATCTGTGAGCTGCTGAACGAATTTTTCAAAGGTTTTCCCCTGCTTTGCCTTAATCGGATGGTGCCGCCGCCCAAGTGGTCCCCAAGTTTTAAATTCTTCCACGTTCTCCAACATGATCACTCTCGGTCGCACCAATCCCGCCCAGCGGCAGGCTACCCATGCAAGACCACGAATGTTTTTATCCTTTGGCTTTCCGCCTTTCGCCTTGCTAAAATGTTTGCAATCCGGTGAAAACCATGCAAGTGCTACCGGATGACCTGTGCAGGCTTTTGCTGGGTCAACCGCCCAGACGTTTTCACAGTAATGCTTCGTGTTCGGATGGTTCGCCTTGTGCATCTTAATAGCTTCTGGATCGTGATTGATCGCAATATCAACGCTGTATCCAGTTGCTAACTCTATACCGGTGGAAGCACCACCGCCACCGGCGAAATTGTCAACGATCAGTTCTCCGTTAATCATGGCATCACCTCCGGCATAAAATCAAACAATGTTGGCTCGTCCACCTCATTTTCCGCCGCCTGCAGATATCCAACACCATCCCGGAAGTAATCCGGATTCAATTCACATCCCTTACCGTTCCGGTGCATCTTAACCGCCATCATTGGAACTGTCATAAGACCGCCGAACGGATCATAGACTGTATCTCCCTCATTACTGTATCTATTGATGATTCTTTCCACAATATCCAGCTGTAGCGGGCATACGTGCATCTGAGCGCGTCTGCGGCTCTGCGTGGTATTAAGGGTACGCATCCGGTTGATATCATCCCATACTTCCAGCTGATTCCATGATCCCGGAGCAACTACCATAAATGTTGCCGGGAGCTTCCCGTCCTTGTCCAGATCTTCCGCAAGTTTCACATGATCCTCATAGTTATATACATTGCCGCGGCTGTACTCTCTGTACACTGTCTGTAAGCTATCAACCGGAAAATCTTTGAGTTCTTCCTTGCTGATCAGTCGGTCTCCTGACGATCTCCAATAACCATGTGCATCAATCTGCCATTGCGCACGCGTGTATTCTTCTTTTGATTTTGATACTCTTTCATCCGCAAAGCCTTTTGAATGGTCTGTCTGTTGTTTCCTAAAGAGCAAGATGTATTCTGGACAGCCTACCCCCATCTTGGTTCCGTCTTTGCAACAATCCGACCATCCCAATCTATAAGTCTGGTTGTTTTCCCTTACAACATCTGTTACCACCGTTATCATTCCAAAATAGAGAAATCCATGCTTTGTATAGTGTCTGATGCATTCTGCATGAAACGGTTCCATTGTAGGAAATCCTGTTCCTGTCACATTTCCAAATAACACACGGTCCTTGACATGGATTGCAGCCACACGCCCCGGTTTTAACACCCGGAGCAATTCCGGCGTGAGGAAGTCCATCTGTTCAAAGAACCGGTCCGTGTTCTGGTTGTGTCCGAAATCGTTATAATTTGCGCTGTACTCGTAATGGTTGCCGAATGGAATCGAGGTATGTATCAGATCAATGCTGTTCGTTTCCATTGCTCGAGTTTCCTCTACACAATCCCCATATACCGCTTCATAATGGTTTCCTCTTACTGTTCTTTCTTCTCTGCTACCTTCCACGCCCATCTTCCTTTCTAACCGCTGCGCCTTATTCTCCGAATTAAGACCATACTTTTTTACAATCTCGATCATTTTCGCGACCATGTGATTGTGATTCTTCCATTTTTCAAGCAAAGCTTCCTTGATCTGCCGCTCGTTCTCCATGTAGATAATGTCGATAACAACCGGCTCTTTCTGTAAAAATCGATAACACCGGTGTACCGCCTGGATAAAATCGTTGAACTCATAATCAATTCCAAGAAATATTTCGCGGTGGCAATATTTCTGAAAATTACATCCAGATCCGGATAATGATTTCTTTGTGGCAAATAACTTTGTCCGTCCATTCGAGAAGTCAATAACCCTCTGCTCGCGCAGATCATAATCCATAGATCCGTAAATATCCACCACATCCGGCAGTGCTTTCTTGATTGCATGCCGTTCATTCTCCAGATCATGCCACAAAAGGAAATGATCATCCGGTGATTCTTCCACAATTCGTTTCATTTCTTCCACGCGGCGATCAATACTATCTCTCTTGACCGTCGCCGCTTCTTTCAATCCCTCGGCTGCTTCCTGAAATAACTGAATCTGTCCGTCCTTATCCGCTGTATCGCCATAATGCACCGGCAATTCGTGCCATCTTACATCAAGTGGCGGCAGATCATATCCCTCATCGGAATATACTGGATTGAGATCTGAAGGTTTTGTGATAAAAAGCGCCCAGCTGCTTACCCACATCCAAAACTCATCTTCCATGTTCGGGTACAACGTGAGGTTGTTCGCTTTAGTGCTGTCACGCTGGAAGAATCTCGTCAACGCCTGCCCTGTATCCATCACTTCCAAATATCCGGCATAATGGATCAGCTCCTTGTATTTGTTCGGCGATGGTGTAGCCGTGGCAACCAGCTTATATGGAACGTTTTTAAATTTATCTAAAAACGTCTGATAAGTTTTACTTCCGAAACTTCTTAAAACACTGGCTTCGTCAAGTGATGTTGCTGCAAAGTAATCTGGCCGAATGTCTCCATCCCGGACACGCTCATAATTCGTCAGCACAATCTGGCTGGTGCTCTGTCCTACTTCTTCCATTGTCCGGCAATACTCTGGCTTCTCATATCCAAGCACTTCCACCGCGTCATGCGTGAACTCCTGCTTTACTCCAAGCGGCAATACGATCAACGCACGACCACCGCTATATTCTGCTGCCAAGTGGCAGAACTCAATCTCCTGCACGGTCTTTCCAAGTCCGAAACTTTCAAACAATGCACGCCTGCCGCCTTTCAGCGCCCACACCACCGCATCCCTCTGATGCGGCTTTAATACCTTATTTACTTTTTCTGGATTCACAACGAATCCGCTTTCTGTTGCAAGTTCAATCTTTGTTTCCAAAAAATCTTTATATGTCATTTTTCAAAAGGAACCCGGCGCGCCTTTTATCCGGATAGGTCCCGGCTCCTTTCTGATTTATTTTTTCTTACCTCTGGTCTTGAACTTATACACATCGTTTCTCTGCCGGCTTACCGCACTCCGGTAGCCGTTCAGCGCCGGGCGTATGATCTCATCGTAAATCTGTCTGATCGTCTTGCCTGCTTCAAGCGCTGTCACAATATCCTCTCGGTACGGGTCATACATGCTCGTTCTTTTTCTTCTCTCCATTGCCTTGTCCTCTCATAACTTTTTCAATCATCTCTTTCTGGTTCCGCTCTGCGATATGGTCCCGAACCGATTCCTCCGGAAAAGCAATCTGATATGTCCGCTCCTTGATCCGGTTCGTGATCCGGTCATCGTACCGCAGGCTGTCCAATGATTCGTTGCTTGTGAAGATCGTCACTTTCTTGTTGATGTACCGCTCGTTGATGATCTGATACATCTTGTCGTTTATCCACGCCGCCGGGGATTCCACGCCGAAATCATCGATAATCAGCACATCCACCGTGTTAAGCGCATCCAGTAACCGGCTCTCACTGTATTCGGCATCCCGCCGCCATGTATTCTTGATCTCCTGCAGGATGGTCAGCGATACTGCAAACTTAACCGCATAGCTTTTCATAAGCTCATTCGCAATACCTGCGGCGATCCGTGTTTTTCCGCTACCCTTTGTGCGGGACCAGATAAACAGCCCCATGCCCTGATCCCTCTGGCTCCCGAAATCATCCAGGTAAACCTTTATGATCCGGCAGGCATCTGCCACCGTCTTTTTGCTGTCCGGCTGTCGGTACACATCCGTGCGGAAGGTTTTCAAATCCATCCCCCGGAACGCTTCCGGTATATCTGCAAACCGCAACCGCCTTGACATCGCCGCCCGCTCCCGGCACTTACATTCCACCGCCGTTGTGATACCGTCCTTTTCGGTCAAGATCCACTCGGTACCATTGCACAACGGGCACACGTCAGAATCCCTCGAACTCTCCGGTGTCTCCAAGTTCTCCGAGCCGCTCATTGATCGATTTTTCATGCGCTGTAGTATTTTCTCCAGCATTTGTTCCATCTGCTCCATTGCCCGCTCCTTTTAGATATTGCATAAATACGTTCTCGCGAAGCCAGTTTTCCGCTTTCTTGATATACCGCTCCGCCGTTCTGTCCCGCCGGCAAGCATCCGCATAATTCCGCGCCGCCCGTATCAGATCATCCTCCGGTACGCCAGCCATCATCGCATTGCAGTATTCCGATTCTGCCAGATAGCCAGTACACTTTTTCGGGTAGGCTGCAGCAAATTCCGCGAACCGCTCCACGGGGGATATAGGGGGTGTTTTGGTTTCGTTTAGTTTATGTTTAGTAATAGGTACACTTTGTGGTTCACACTGTGGTACGCTCTGTGGTTCGGTTTGTGGTACGCTTTGTGGTTCACACTGTGGTACATTTTTAACCTCGTTTTGTACCACAAGACTATTCAGATGATAAACCGCAGCTTGGTTTCCCCCTCGGGAACGCCATGTAATATACCCATCCTGTTCCAAGCGGTTTCTCGCTCTTTTGATCGCCTGTGCATTCAGCCCCGATTTCAGCACCAGGACTGATACGGCTACCGTAAACTCTTGCTGCCAACCCGTTTTATTCGCTATGGACATAAGCGCATGCCATAAGGCGATGGCGGGTGAGGGCAGCGGGTTTAGTTCGAGCCGATCGTAGAATGCTTTTATTTCGGCTATGTAATTCAAGCGATCACCCCTCTTCTAACTCTGTTATTGTGACCTCTGTCCTCGGCTCCCACTTATCAACATCTACATAACTTCCATCTGTAGAAACGATAATTTTGCAATTATCATCCGACAGCACTCCGTAATGCACCAGAATATCATGCAAGGCTTCATGAAGATTCGTAAGATCAACCCTGCGGTTGTTCGGCATGTAATACACCGCTTTCACGTTCACCTTACAATCAATGGTTTCTATGTCCGGCATGAATTTTTCACACTGCTTTTCATATTTTTTATATGCCGATGACGGAACGATTCTCGGACGTCCTGTTTTGTCCTTAACAATCTGCTGACTGTTCTTTTTCGTGATCGGTTTTAATTTAATCGTGAACTTATACTCCATCCGCACCACCCATCCGCATCTGTGCGTTGCAATCATTGATCTGCTCCGCCAGGTACGCCGGAAGCGTATAGCAGTCAACAAATTCATGCGCATCTGCGAGATCCTTTCTCTTCAATGCCTTGTAACTCTTCATCTTGCCATCATCATCGTAGATTCCAAATTCCCGGCGGAGCTGGTTGTAAATATCCCGATACACGCTCTGCCGGATCGCATTGTCCAGATATGCTTCCGTTTTCTTGCCGCCGAGAAGTTCCGCACCTCTGCGTCTGATATGTGCCGACAATTCATCCGATTCTGCGCCGAACAGCGGCATATCGTTCTCGATGTGGTCGATGCGATGTTCTACCTTTGTCACACGTTTATCCACGATCAGTGCAGCTTTCAGTTCTGGCGACATCCCATCAAACAAATTGCTGTGATCAAAATAAGAATCAACCAGACGATCGTATACTTCCCATGCCGTATCCGTATTTAAAGATTTTGCATGGAGGAACGCACCCTTCTTTGTCCAGAGGTAAAGTTTATTCAAATTTCTAGCGAAACCTAAATTTTCGGTTTCGCTCTTGAACCGTTTCAGCTCCTCACCATCCAGACAAATAAAATGCTTTCCTTCCACATATCTGCTCTTATTGTTGTTAAAATTATCTGTGATTTTCTTTGCTTCAACGCCATACGCTTCTGCAATCTGCTGCGTTGTCAGCACTCTCATGCCTCTATATTCTGTAACCTTTAATTCTTCCAATTACTTCTCCTTTCCCCTCCGGGACGACCCCGGAGGTATCATCATGGCTTCGACAGTTCGTGATATAATAAGTCTCCGCATGATCGGTTTCTTTCGCCCGCAGGCGGGTGTTTCAACCCTATAACCAGCTCCGACCGAATATCCGCCGGAACTCTTCTCTGCTCCCGTAATGGCTTTCAAAATATTCCTGTGCCATCTGCTTAAGCTTCAGATCCATTTCAGCGGCATTCTTCCCCGCCTGCGTTCCATTCGGATGCAGATCCGGGCGAAGCGGTATGACAAATCCATACTTCTCGCTATTCTTCCGGTTTGGATTACCGGGGAAAATATGATGGCGTTCAACCGGCGCGGCGCCGGTAAAATAACAATGTTCCATATCATCCGTAAATACGCTCCATAATCGCTTCATACGCCCCACCGCTCTTTCATTTCTGCAAGTTCTGTAGGCGTTACAGTCTCGATACCGAGTTCTTTGGCATCCGCCACCGTCCCGTCAATCAAAACAGACATTTCTTTCGTGTCATATGTATGGCTGCCGCGGTAAATCTTATAAAACGTAGCTTTTTCCTCATACTTAACAGGAATTGCATGTATGCTTTCCTGCTCCCACATGAATTCCTCCGGAGCGTTTGTTTTATAAACCATGATGCTGCCATCCGGTAATAACTGGGGCTGCCCATATTTACAGATCAGCACATTTTTAGCTTTTGCCTTAGATATTGTCAGTGCATCCGCAATCTTGCCGACAAGAACATGGAAATAAGCATTTGCATCCAGTGATCGCCGCTGTGTATATCTAACAGCTTTGATTTTCAATTTGTCATAGCTTCTCAGCTTGTCATATTCGCTTTTCACCACATCATTCTCATTGACCTCAAATGTGATCCTAAATCGGTTCGTATCGAAATCGAGAGATGCACCAACCGCTTTTCCAGTAAGTTCCATCAGGCATCAGCTTCTTTCTTTTTCTTATACCAGGTCTCTACCTGTTCGATCAGCTTGTTTGCCAGCTCCGTAGAAATATCAGATGTACCGGAAAAATTGTACATTTCCTTAAGTCGGTTCATGATATCTACTGCCTTTGCGTTCTCACACATTTCAGCATAGGCATCCACAAATTTATTGATTTTATGTAACTGCTCTGCTGTCGCCGGTGTAAACTGTGGTGCAACTGGTTCCGGTGTCTCGCCGTCCGGGTCTTTCATCTCCTCGGTCGGAATGCAAAATACCTGAAAGCATGCGTATTTAAATGCAATCGCCATTGCCTTGTTGGTTGCTTTGTCTCCACTGTCCATGCCCTCGCCTACCGTGATTGCTTCAATAGACGAGCCGTCCTCTGCATAGAACGTATATTTTATCCGGCAGATGGAATAGATCAGAACCGCACCCTTATTTGTGGTTCGTTCCTGTCTCTGCTGTTCCAATACTTCCGGAACAATAAAAACATGATTCTTTACCAGCGCCGGATTGATTGCATTCATGACCGCATCAATTCCGCGGTACTTAAAGCCCTGCTGTTTATTCACTGCATCTTTACCGACCGCCCCGATCTCTTCCATGCACCGAGAGATCGCTTCATATATATTCATTTTTCTTGCTGCTTCCGCCATGCCGCCCTCCTAAAACAGTTTATTTATAAGATTCATTGCGTAGGTTGCATCAACCCTTTCCTCGCCGGTTTCTTCCATATGCTTCTGAATGGCATCAACCATCATCTTAAAATATGTTGTGTCAACACCCGTCAGCTGATCCTCGAGAACCTTTACGTCCTTCAGATCTAATTCATTCAACTGGAAACACATCTTTACATACTGTCCAGCATTGATGTGATAACCGCGCTCAAGGTATTTCCGGGTCCGAACAATCGAACATAACGGATATTTTGATCCGATATAGTACAGCTCCTTGTTGATAATGCATTCAAGTGCTTTTTCTGGAAGAAATAATTCGTTGTCCCAGGAGCTCCATGCACATGTGCAGTGTGCAAAATCATAGTTCTTATGAATTTCCTCCACCTCGCCATAGAATCGAATTACAAGCTGCACCTTGTCTGTCAAAGTGATTGCGTTGCTCGTGATAAATCGAGGCCTATACTTTTCATTCTCCGTCTCCTGCTCCAAAGCTTCCTCAATCTCCTCTTCCGTGGATGCAAAATTATAGGAAATGTCACTCGTCTTTACTTCATCTTCATCCGCAATGCCCTTAGATGAAACAAAGCAGTCAATTTTTCCCGTTTTATCATCGCACCTTACTGAAACCGGTTTGTCTGGATGCATTTCATTCCATTTTCCGACATAGTATGTCGCTACAGCCAAGCACGCTTCTTTTGTTCTAAAATAAACATCATAATCGTGAAGTTTTTCACCAGTCAGAAGCGAAACAATCGCACCACCAGTCACAATCACATTGTCTTTTATAATTTTTTTGATGTTTTCATCATCAATATTCAAAATCCAATCGCGCAACTTGTTATTCAAGTGCTTTTTGATGTTTTTACCATTCATCCCTGCACCCTCCGGAATTCAATTCCATACTCGCGCATAGCAGATTCAAGCTGTGCGATCTGGAACGGATCAGCGATAACTTCGTATCTGATCGCATTAGTGCAGGATTTAGGCTCTACAAATTCTTCTTTTGCTTTTTCCTGTGCAACCGGTTCAGCCGGAGTGGCAGGCGCAACCGTGGCTTCCGGTTCGGCAATCTTCTTTTTCTGTTCTGCTTCTTCCCTTTTGCGTTCTTCCTCTTCTTTCTGGCGTTTAAGGATCTCCTCTTTCTGCTTCTGGTACTGATTCATGGTTGCAATGGCATCTGACAGTTCCAGCGTTGCCTTATACTTCGTCAGGCCTTTATCCTCAAACTCCGATTCCATCGCCCGGATAGTGTCCAGATCTTTCTCTACGTGCTCCACATGTGCTGTGATGGCTTCTGTGATGGCTTTCTGCGTGGTCGTGGAATTCTCCCATCTGCTGTCATAGATGCGATCCAGCGGCAGATACTCCATCACGGTTCCATGCTCCGCCATAATCCCGGTATAGATTTCACAGATCATCGCTTTCTTTGCTTCCACGCGCCTACGCTCAAACTCCTCGATCTGCCCGCTGATAAAGTCGATCGGTTCATCGATCAGCTTGTCCAGTTCCTTGACCTGCGCTTCAAAATTGGTATACGGCGCCATAAAAGTTTTCTTGATCTCGATTCGCCTGTCGTTCATGGCCTTTTTCAGCTTACGCAGGCTTGCCACCGTCCTTTTTGCTTCCGGCTGGGATTCTGCGGTAAACACCATCCCCTTGTACTCCTCCAGTCCTGCCGCAAGGGCTACCTTGATCTCTTCAAAGTTTGTCTCGATACTTCCGTCTTTCTGCTCTACTAATAAGTTAATTTCCTGCATCTTCTATCTCCTTTTCTTCTCTAAACCGCTCCTCGCGGTCGTATATTGCTGCCAGTTTCTTTCTATGCCGCTGTGCCCGTGCCTGCTCCGCTTCGTATTCGTCCCAGTCCGGCGCATCCGGCGCGATCTCAATCATCGATATACTCCCACTCTCCTTTGTCGCCATTGTCACTGATCTTAAGTCTCACTGCTGTCTCTGGCGAAACAGCCAGCACCCCGCTAATGCTCCCGTCGTCCGTAACGGTAATAGTGGCAATTCCCGCAACGCCGACCCCTTCCAGTGTTTCCGGCAATTCCCGTAACACATCCACGAGATTGCACATGTCCTTGTTACATAACCTTGCTTTCATTCAAAAAATCCTCCACTTCCAGCTGCGTCCATTCCGTTGCCCGGATCATTCGCTCCATCTTCTCCTCGCGGCGCTGCCGTTCTGTCTCACCAGTAACGCAGTCATCGCACACTCCGTTCCGGCCTTCGCCCGGGTCCATCATGCAACCGCAGCGCCTACATTGATATTTTCCATACATTGACATAACCTCAATTCTGGTGTTACAATAAACGCAGAAATACTTATGTATTCCTACGGTAAATAGCACCTGCGTTCGCCAAAACAGTCATGGTGCTATTTTTTTGTCTCATGTTCCAGATACTCCGTTCTTAGGTCGTATACAAACTGACACAGTTTTTCCGCCACTTCATCCGCCATCTCATTTCCCGAAAGATTTCTCACATAACTGGTTCCGCATATATAACATGTGAGCTTGCGGATCATATCCCAAACGCTCCAATAAACATACGTGCCAAAAAGCTTGTACATAATAGATTCCGTATTGCAAGATGCGCTCGTAAACCATTTTGAACGTGGCTTCTTTAAAACCGACTGTGTATCTTCGCGAATGACCGTTCCTTTCATCTTTTCTAAAATCTGCTTTTCAACCTCGGAGACAATCTCCTGTTTTTCCTGTTCCGTCACTTTCCCACCTCCTCAATCTCGATCCACACAATATCCGGCTTGTCCATCTCGATCACAACCTCGGTGCGCCGCCGCTCCGCCAGCATGCAGATCGCATAGCCCGCGCCGCCCAGGAAGCCACCGATGATACACAACGCTCCCGCAAGGTAGCCGTATACATCCTGCGAATCCAGACAGCATCCTGCAAGCAGGGCCGTGACCACGCCGACCGCCGTAACGATCTTGCCTATCCTTTTCAACGTTCTCACTCCTTTCTTATGGCTTGTCCGCCGCTACCGCCTAAGCGGTTTCATCCTTCGTTATCCCGCGCATCTCTTCATCACGCTTCCGCTGATAATGGATCTTAACCAATGCCTTGGTAAGCCGTTCCGATGCTCCCTCGGTTATCGTTACGCTGCAGGTAATCTCCTTTTTCTTTCTCTTTGCCATACATTTCCACCTCCGTTAAATCATATGACAGCCTGCTTGTACCCTTTTCCTGCTTTGTGCATCATCTCCTCCGCTGTTAAACTATTCTTGTATGTTATTCTTCATGTGTGGTACAATCTCCTTATAGGACGTTGCCGCGTCCGAGTACATAAGAAAGGAGAATATGTTTTATGTGTCTATCTGATAACACCAAATATGCACTTGCTAAAAATTTTACGGAATTAGCTATTCAAAACGGTTTGTTTGAATGCCATAAAAATTCTGCTGATACTGCAAGTGAAATAACGACTTTCTTCAATACAATTGTTGATACTATTGAAGGAAATACTGACAATCAGTAACTAAAGCACATTGGCTCTTGCAGAAATCAGCTCTGCGAGAGCCTTTGTCTCTTCTGCAGCTTCACTTTCGCTGTAAGCATCGCCAGATGAAATTTTTTCACTGATATGCTCCGCCAGTGCTTCAATAAGTGCATCTACCTTTTCCATTCTTCTCACTCCCTTCTTGTTTGCTGTCCAGATTATTGGACAGATGATGTGGTATCTTCTAAGAAATACTCAATTGACTTTCCTAAACGTTCCGCCACGGCTTTCATTTTGTCTACACCAGGAGTGTTTTTACCCCATTTGCAAATGCTACTGCGTGGAAAACCTAGTTCTTTTTCCAAGCCGTATACAGATATGTTGGCTTCCGAACATGCAATTTTTACTTTTTCATAAATTGATGGCAATTATCATTCACCTCCTCTTGCTTTTTGTCGAAAAAAATACGCATATTCATTGACAGTATGCGTAAAATATTCTATAATCAGGATAACCACAAACTGATTGCAAAATAGCCACATATTGTTTGCGTATTTTTTTCAACTTATATTTTATATTATACGTAATATTTTCAATATGTCAATGCTTTTGCGCAATTTTTTCAACTTTATTTCAAGGGAGCATTTTATGTTGATTTATGAACGTATTAAACAATTATGCAAAGCTAACGGCGTAACCGTTACTGGAACTGAATCCGCCCTTGGATTCGCAAGAGGTTCATTATGCAAAATTGATAAAAACAAACCTAGTGCCGAAAAGGTTACTAAACTTGCAGAATATCTCGGCACAACACCAGATTATTTAATGACAGGAAAAGAGCCGCGGCAATACTATTTGCCCCGAAAGGATATCGAAACATTAAGAAATTCCATAGAAAATATGGGCTATGCAGTGTATAATGACTTTTCTCGAAATTACGGTGATGTTTTAATAATTGGGAGAATTGGATTTTCAGAAATGGTAGAGTTTGGTAATGACGAAATTATAAATTGGCTTAATAATTTTAATCTAGATAATATAAGAAATATGATCGAACAGAAATTAAGAACAGGTCCATATGCAATATCTAAGAGTGAAGATGAACTAATTGAAGAAGCCTTTGCCAAACCCGATATAAGAAATCCCGCTTATAAAAGCACACTTACCCCAAGAGACGAAAAAGACATTACAGTCATTTTGTCAAATACAGAACAACTTCTTAAGCAGCCTGGTCTAATGTTTGAAGGACATCCTGCAAGTCAAGAATCCATTGATTCCATACTTTCCGCGATGCAGATCGGAATGGAAATTGCAAAGAAAAAGAATAAGGAACTTTATACACCCAATAAATATAAAAAGGAACAGTGATTTTAATGGATATACATAGTTTCACCGAATCTATCGTAAAAAAATATCACACAAGAAATCCTTTTGAAATCATCCAATCGCGAAATGCTATTTTAATATATGCTCCGCTTGTTGATGTCCGTGGATTCTATCAGTACTTTCAGCGAAATCATATTATATATATTGATGAGAATTTGCCAGAAAAGGAAAAAATATTTGTCGCAGCACATGAACTGGGGCATATGTTCTTACACAGAGGCACAAATACCGTGTATATGGATACACACACTTGTTTTAATACAAATAAATTTGAAATCGAAGCCAACACATTTGCGGCAAATTTGCTTATACCGGATGAAATTATTCTCGAAAATAACAATTTGACATCAAATCAGCTCTCGCGGCTACTTGGTTATGAGCAGTCTCTCATAGATCTGCGGTTAAATTCATACTGCGAAATGCAAGACAATTTACCATGGTAAAGCAAGGAAAGGAGTACAAATGAAAACTGTTAGTTTAATAAATATGAAGGGTGGCGTTGGTAAAACAACTGTGGCTGTAAACCTTGCAGACTTTTTGGTTAATAGAGAATCAAAAAAAGTTTTACTAGTTGATGTAGATCCACAGTTTAATGCAACACAGTGTATTTTACAGGGTGATAAATACATAGAGTATATTAATAATGGTGGTTATACCATCGTTGACATTTTTGATAGCTCAGCACGCATAACAAATTCCGTCGTAGATGGTCCCACAGAACATAAAGCAGTAAAATTTGCAGATATTAAACCTGCCAAATCTCCAAGAGGATTCGATTATATTCCAGGTGCATTACAACTATTTAAGTTAGAAATGTCAGCTGGAAGTGGACGCGAAAACAGACTTAGAAACTATTTAAGCACATTACAGGACGATTACGATTACGTTATAATAGATTCCCCTCCGACACCTTCTGTCTGGATGATAAGTGCATTAATTGCATCTGATTACTATCTCATTCCAGTCAAACCAGACCCGATAAGTATGACCGGTATTGATTTGCTTCAAGGAATAATTTCTGAAAGAGCTGAAAATTACGGTTTTCCTTGCAAATGTTGTGGTATTGTGTTGACCATGGTTGATTTACGAAGTACATTGCATATTGAAGCTGAGCGATTTTTTGACCAAAAATCAAGATGGAGAGGTTTGCTTTATAGCAAGTATTTATTAAAAAGAACTGATATTGCTCGCGGGCAATTATCTAACCAATATATAAGAGATTTACCTGAAAGCCAAGTAAAGGCAGATTTTTCAGCAATAGTAAAAGAATTTATCAGGAGGACTGAAAAATGAAATTAGAAAATAAAAAAAACAAAAAGGAATTTGAAAAATCAATAAATTTTTTAGAAGACTTGTGTTGGCTTTTGGATTCTGGAAAAAATAATAATTATGGTGAATTGATAAAAATTATTTCAAACATAAAGAAGGGAAACAATCTCTCAACTCAATTAGGTCAAGAACCTGATGAACTTATTGGAATTCTTCCTCGACTTCTTACAGATAAATCTCTTTTTGATACCAATAGTGACTTGGCTCAGTTTTCTTCCGAAGTACTTGGTATTGAGATTCTGAATTGGCATAAACGTTCACGCAATGAAATGATAGGTGTCATTATATGTAAAGTGCAAGAATCTGAGGAGATTAGAAACGGGATTTCATCCTATGTTTTAAACAACATATTACAAAATAAAGAACAAATAAAAAGGATTCAAAAAGAAACAGAAAATTCAAACAATCAGTTCCTTTGGAATGATGCAATTCATAAAATTGTAGGGGAAACGTCTTATGAATAGAATAATTCAAAAAGATTATGAAAAATTACTTTCCTATTTTTCCGGCTATAATCTAAAAAACATAATAGAAGATACAAACTTTCAAAATAGCGTCAAAAGCATCCACAGAAAACTATATGCATATATTGTTTTCAAAAATGAAGCAGTAAGCAAACATTTCTTCTCATCAGACATTGTAGAAACTTACTATAGCGAAGTTGGTTCGGATTTAATTCTGTCTTTGTTTTGTTGGACCAACGGAGCATATAAATCTTCAGAATTTCAATTACGTAGTGTCATCGAAAATTTTTTGAAAGCTATTCTATATTCAGAGAGAAATGATATTATTCTCTGTAAAAATGTTTCAGAAATTATGGATTTTGCAACAAATAGTACTATTTTTAGTAATGATATATGTCAGTCTCATTTAAATAAAATAAAAAATACTTACTCCAACCTATGCGCATTTGTTCATAGTAGCCCCGAAAAGTTATCTTCGCAAGATGCTTTAATTCAGTTACCAAAATATAACCAAATTAGTGCTGACGAATTTACAAAAAATTATCATACGGTGGTAAATGGCATACTTAGCATAATATATTATACATACTATACATTTATATTCTCCATGCATCCCACAAACCGAGATTTGTTCTTACAGGGATTAACAACTCTTGATAAAAAGAAAATATATGAAGAAAAAACCAAAGACAAATAAAACCGCCCCACCATTAAGCGGAGCGGCAATGCAACTGTTCTGAATGAACAATCGCCCTAGACAAGCATATTGTATCATTCGGAGCAGCCCGGCGCAAGCGGAACACCCGTTCTTTGCTGGCTGTTATTTTTATACCTATTTTTACATACACTGTACAGGAACAAAGGAGTGATACT